CTGTGGAAATTATGCGTTTTTTTGACCTAAAAAAAATTTGAAATATGACACCCCTTGAAAGTCTTGATACTAAAGGGATGCGGAGCGCCTCTACGAGCCAATAACCATGCGACTTACAGCGCACCATAAAAAAAGCAGCCCTTAGGTGGGCTGCATTGAAAAATAATTCCGGAAGCAGAGTGGTGTGTAGCTCTCTGCACATAGCTTAACAATAGTGTGCGTGCACTCTATTGAAGCTCATACAAACAATCCGATTAATGTGTCAGTTGATTGCAGTAGGCTACCATGTAGCACGTAAAGCACGCCCGGACACCCAGCATTATATAAATGTACCAACGTTACCACGCCCATACTTACCTACCATGAGTGTATCAGCTGCATCACTAAAGTGAGTTGCTTCTTCTTGTGGTCCTTTAGTTCTCTCAGATCCCTTATCCTTCTCAAAGCCTTTACGTCCTTGCTTAACACCAGCCATTTGCATTGATAGTATCACATACCTACACTTATCTCTATTCAACTCTACCTCAGGCAGCACATCGTCATCACCAATGAACACTCTATTCCATAACAGATACCTTGCATCATGGCTTGCTGCCTGACCTATATAGATCCTATTCACATTCCATCCATTAGCCTCAAACGTATCAGTAACAACATCAGCAAAAGTCTCAGTCCTCACGGCATCCTTAAATACTGCAGTATGATCATAGTAATAATCAACTGTCTTATCGCCATGGTATTTATAGTATTTACAAAACTGTTCTACCGTTTCAGTAACAAGCCCTGGAGACTTAACATAGAAACTATTAAGAAACCTGCTCTTCCTACCTATGTCCTGCTCAGCTACCAGAGTATTAATAACAGCACCATAATCAAAAGCAACACTTATCGGCTTATCAGTAATACAATCAGAATCCATTCTACAATCAATCTCCTGCAGCTTTTGAAAATCATATCCAAGCGTCTCCAGATAACCGTTATTGTAGTTTGTGTAAGTATGTTTATTCTCGTCCAGGTTAGCATAAAAACCTCCCTCGATCTTTCCGGGACGAATATTTAAGATTTCAGCATTGTAGATCAAATCAGGTAAGATCCTCTTAGCTTCTTTAAACCAATTGTTGCCCAGGTTATGTCGGTTGAACTCAGATGATGCACGAGAATAATAGATCTCATCCGGATCTATTAAAGCCTGCTTCTCCATTTCTATCAACCACTTTCCTTTGATATTTACAGGAGTGGAAGAAGCAAATAAGACACTGTGATGTAAAGGCTCATGACCAAATTTATCTAAGTGGCCACGATTAGTAAAAAGCACATTAGTAGATAACTCTTCGTAATCAAAAAGCAAAGCTTCATCACCAACACCACCATCCGTATTCAGACCACGGGCACTGTTTTTGTTATCCATCGATACAAGATCGAACACAGCACCTGTACACCAGATCATGCAATGCTCATAATTCCCTGGTGGTTGAAATGGCTCATTAATTTTATAACTCTTTGGCGGCCGGCGACCGATCCAATAATGAACATCCTTATAAAATCCAAGGATCTCGAGACCGGCAATTGTAGATGGCAATGTCCTGGTAAGGATCTGCTGATAAGTTGCACCAACCAAAAAGAATTTGCCTCTAGGCATCCGGAACGCGAGCTCCTTAATTCTCCAGGCTATTATCGTTGACTTACCGGTACCACGCCCCCACTCCAGATAAATATTCTTTTGCGGCGCCAGGACGGTAAACATCTGAGGCATGTTGAAGTTGATAAACTTACTTGCTTCCATTACCGATCTCAATAAATTTAGGTTTGTTTGGCATCAGCTCATCAAGGTTCACGGCTCCCTTCCGGAAGATATTATTCTTAAGAAATTCCTGATACTCAATAGGCATTTGAATAAAATAATTATGCTGTTCCATTTTTGAGAAATCAGGCAGATCCGGATCTTCCTTATCAACACCGGAGATCTTCGCATGAGCTAACAGCGCTTTAGTGATCACCTCAGAATCTTTACTCTTCATAGCGATCTCAATATTCTTCATCGACATCTCCAGAAGTAAATTCCTGTGAAAAGCTTTACTCGAGTTTTCAGATTTACCGAATATAAATTCAGACTCATTGATATCACGATACGCTTGTTGTCTCGACACAGAAAACTTATGCTCAATCATCTGAACGATATCAGCTTTACGTTTGTATAACCTTCTCTGATCATAAGCGAACTCATAACGCAAAAGTTTCTTCCGGAGAGGTGCAGCAATAGCTGTAACCTTACCATGTAAAAACGCAATGATCTGATCCGCTTCAGTCTCATTCTTAACAGGACCTAGCAGCGTTGGAACATTCTTTTTTCTTGTAGATATTTTTTTCTTTTTAGTCATCCAGATCAGACATTTTAGAATCTCTCAAAATTCCAACAGCTAAAGACTGAGCAGGAGAAGATCCATTCTTCGCCAGCTCCAAAATACTTGTGCGCAGATCCGCTTCAGAAAGCAACCGGCCTTTCTTAAACGCAAGATCAAAATCAGCTAAGTCCCGGCGCTGTTTATCAAATGGTTTACCATTGAATGCGTCGAGCTCCAAAATAATAACGATATCAGAACCACTGAACATAAGTCCTGCAAGCCTTTCTACTTCACTCTTCAATTCGTCCGTTAAATATTTCATCAATAGTTATTTAATCAACAATCCTTTTTTTCCTTGCAATACATTTGTGATCCATCCTAAATGAAACTCAATAAGTTTATCATGTCCGGATATCGTTCCAACTTCAATTCTAGGATTGTTACTCATGTTCGCAGAGGTTGTCATCACCAAACTACATTTATCACCTATCAGCACAGCAACTTTAGCATGCACACTCGTTAGTTTTATCTCCGTGCAGATCTTCTCAATAAAATAATAATGCTTTGCATCGTGAGTCCGGATGCGATGATCAAAAACGCAATACAGCCCTTTTAAGAGACCTTTTTGTTTCAGATTAAACAATGCTCGAGCAGGATCTTCTTTTATCGTCCACGTACTCAAATACAGATCACTAGCCCCTGTTATTGTAACTAGATATTCAATCACTTGATGAAAAGAAAACTCACCTGCAGTATTAAACTCCACAAGTTTATCAGGACCAACTTCTCCTACCAGGGCAGCAATTAATTTTGAAGCTTTAGTAGATATCGTTTTGACAGAATTTGTCAAATCAATGCAAACAGAAGAAGCAGGAAGTTTCCCTGCAGTATTTTTTTTACCGATATCACTAGTATGAAACAAACTCATAAGCTCAACAGATCTTCAAGTTCCTTCTTCCGGTTTTGGTATCTCTCAAAATCAGCCGCTCTATCCTTTTTATTTTTCAGTTTAGAAACCTGCACCCGGACACGAAGTAATTCCTGCCGGAGATCTTCCTTAGTCAAGACAACCGGCGCAATAATTTCTGAAGCTTCAGGATCAATTCCGGTAGCCATAAACTTATCACATCTCTCAAATATTCTACGGCGCTGCGGAGCGAGCTCAACACAGATCCTGGAAGCAGCTAGATATCTTTCCTCATCTGTTTCCATCAGATCCAATCGATTGTGCAGATAACTCATTTCAGTAATGATAGGACCAAGCGTAGCATACAAAGACTGAAGCTCAGGAGTAAGCTTACTACGGTCAATGGTTTTCTTCCCTTCCAGGAACGAATTGAAATTATAGGCTTCAACAGCTTTAGGCTGATGATAAGATCCGAGTGGATTACTCGGCAAAGAATCCAGTTCAGATTTAACCCGGTCGTAAATAGAAATTATCTCCGTCCGGAGTTTTGTCCTGGTATATGAATTCTCGGATTGGAAAAGTTTTTTGAGAGCAGTACTGGTCCCGATTTCTTCGAAGATCTTCACACCATCAGCGTAGGTACCGTGATTGATCCAGTATTCTAAAACAGAAATTTCCATACCGCCAAGATGCGAAATGGAAATTTCCAAGGAAAGGACAGGAAATTACTTCCCTGATTTTTTAAGTTTCATACACCACTTCAGAACCGGAACACTAGATCCGATATCATAATGACCAAACCCTGCAGCTTTGAGCTGAGTAGTTATTGCCTCATTCGAATAATAATAGCCCGGATTAACTTCATCCAGTATCTCCCTGAGATCCTCAGTAGTGAAATAATTAACTTTTGGATCTGTAGGCTTACACGGAACATATTTCACGGTAAAGACTTCTATAAATGATTTGGAGCTCATGAGAATGCGGTTAGGTAAAAATCCCTCTGATGCTAAACAAATTCTCCAACATGTGGTGAAATGATGGCAGGTTTTCACACGCCTCCAAGGGAATGAGAATGAGATCTCATTCGCCACATGTAATAAAAAGAATTGTTTAGCGGAGCAAATATAGGAAATCAGCGGCAGATTTTGGAAATAACCCATTTTACCAATGTATATGGTAGTTTGAAGATTGCGATGAAGAGCTGAATGTCGCCCCTGTTTTTAAAATGGTTATCCATAAGGCAAATATATGGAAATAAAAAAACCACCCGGAGGTGGTTTTCATTTGCTTGGAAGTAAGCCTTTTTAATCAGCTGGACGGAAGTCCACATACATTTCCTTACCAACTTCAAACTGCGCAGCTGCTTCTTCGTTGACTGTGGATAGAGAGATCTCTCCTCCAGGAGTTTGTTTATAGAACTTTCCATTCTCACTGTTCACATCCTGGCTATACACCGGACGGAGTTTAATGGTTTTTCCATTTGCATTCTGGTTGATCTCCTCAACCTTAAACTTCGCAGTTACTGTTGTTTTTCCTGACATTTTATTATTTATTAAATTAAAGAATCCACTGAAATCGAAATTACGATCGAATATGCTTTTTGCTGATGAGTACATTACATATATACTCCAAAGCGTGACATTTGGACAGATATTCGTTACACATATATAGATAAACGTTACAAAAAAGCCATCCGTTGCGGGGATGGCTTTTCGTTGCTTAACACTCAAACTTTAAACTAACATGAACACTGCACCCAACAGTAAGGGAGTAACTAGCACTGCTTAATACAGCAATACAACAGCCACAATTTGTTTTTGAAAGATCTGTACACATCAGGAAGTTTCGTTGCTCCAGGGATCACATATCCGGATCGAAGATCCTTGATCGAAATACCTTCAGCAAGAATTGCATCCTGTGGAGTTAGGGTCAGCGTAAGAGTTTCATAGGGATAGAACTCAGTGATTGCGGTCACATTGTTCTTATGATACTCAACGCTGATTGAGTTTTCCGGACCATCATCGATGATTAGCGGTTTTGAAACTCGGGTAGGCTCTGCAAGCATTGCTCCACAAACACCAAATGTCATTGCGACAATTAAGATTCTGTTTTTCATTTCTCTTATTTCGATTTGTCCTTACTTGCAGCATCGCTTTCCTTTGCTTTGCTGTCATCCTTTGGCGTGATCTTCACTAAGCCATTAAAGCCTAGTTCAATCATTTTATCAGCTTCCTGAGTAGTACAGGATCTGAAATCAACTTTTACACCTTTGAAAATATAGATGCCCGGGTGTTTACCAACGAGGTTATATTTTCCGTTAAGCGCTTCGCTCAACTTATTGTCGTTTACTTTATCTTCCATTATTATTCAGTTATGGCGCTATTACGGCGCAGGAGTTACACTAATTGCACCTGTGTAGATGTAAGGACGAGGAGACATGCTCTCGATCTCAAACTCAAATCCACGACGGCTGCCACTGTTTGTTCCGGTAGAGAACTTCGGCATGATCTCAGCGTAGAATTGCTCAGAACCAATCTGACGGATAGAACCATCAGGTAATTCAATAAGACATAACATCTTATCATTTTTGAACTGATTCATTGCACCAACTACAGCAGCTGTCATACCAGGATGGAAACCTTTCATTTTTGTTTTGAAACTTTTTCCATCTCTGTCACCCTGAAGTTCATCATCCAACTGGCCGCTATCCATAGTAACATACATTACATTGAATTTTTTACCTGTTTTGAAAACGTGATCAACTGCAACCGTAACCGAAAGAGGCAAGGTTGCTGCGTTAGGATCTACAGCTCCAATCGTTAAAAAGTCACGAATCGGGGCAAACCACAAACGTTGTGTTGTGCCTCCCATATTTTCTTCAGTCCCAACAGGACCGGTCATGTTTGCGTAATCCATATCCGAATTATTAAATTGTTTTTACTTTTTTACTTTGTCCAGGATAAACAGATCTTACTCTGCTCCTTCCACAACAGATGGAATGATCTCTACCAATCCACCGAACTTCATTTCTACTAACTCAGCAACCAATTCAGGTTTATCAGCAAGGTCAGTGTTTTTGTACACCATACCATTGTGACGGAATGAAGGAATGTTCGCGTGATACTTTTTACCGTCGTGTTCAACAATCACTTCGTTGTTTTTGGCTCCGGATTTAGCATCCAACTGCGCCATTAAATCCTTAATGATTCCCTGATACTCTTCATTCTCAAGTTCCAAGCGAAGGATTTTCTCCTCCGGAGTTTCGTTAGCTTTTACTGTTTTATTTTTGCTCATTTTAATAGAATAAGAAGTTTGTTATTTTAGATTTTATCCAAAAACTATAATAAGCTGCAGGGAAAACCCTGCAGCAATTTTTTAAGCCTGGTCGTTTACGTACAACGTTTCAAGATCTGCGATCTCACAACCTTGGTACCACTTAACAACAGATTGATATCCGTGAAGCGTTTGGATTGTTTTAGCAACCTTACCAGCCTCAGTTTCCATATGGCAACCGAATACCAAGTTGTCTTTCTGAGTAGCTATAACGCGACCAGAAGTTCCCAACCAAGTACAAGGTTTAATGGTCCATTTTGGATCACCGTAAACCGTTTTCACTCCGTTAGCTGTTGCAGCCGTTGCAGTGTTACCATAAACAGTACGCTCATGGATTAAGTAGTTACGGTAATTCGCATGAGACATTTTGAACTCACCACCTAGGGCACGATGCGCAACAGTCATTCCTGTGTACATCAATTCAATTTTATCCAAAGCGTTTGAGCTTGATAAAGCACCTGTTGCAATTGGAGCTAAACCAGCCACGATCTCAGCAGCGATGATCGTTCCCCAACCTTTAGAGATTACTAACTCATTCACCAATGACCATTTCGCAGGATGTGTCGTAGGAGACTCAGCTGCAAGAGTTGTAGTCACACACTTGTAAATTCCACCATAATTACCAAACTTCACGTAATCAGTACCACCAACATATACAGTACCCGCATCCCATGCAGCTGAATCACCTTTATAGGTGTTCGCATAAATATTATCATTGATCTCTTGTGCAATCTTTTTGAACTCCTGTTCCCAAATCCATTGTGCGAATGGAATTTGTTCAGCACCCGGCACAAGCATATCGCTCATGAATGACAACATTGCCTCTTCAGGAATGATATCGATGATCTTCATACCTTCGTAAACCATAAGCTTACGACCGGTCCATGAACGCTGAGTTCCTTCTCTTGCAGAAACGCCAAGATCTAAAGGCTGAATACCTTTAGCGACTGTCATTTTCTGTAAACCAGTACCGTTCAGAGATGCGTTTCTGATTACACGTACATCGTTTAAAAAATCCATGCCGTTCAAAGCCTGGTTGATCAATTTAGCGTCGTTTTTTCCGATGTGCAGTGCAACTCCGGTGAAGTCTGTTTTTGCCATTTTATATTAAATTTTTGTTTTTACAATTATTGAATTAACCTTCCTCTCCGATTACTTAGAACCGTAGAGACCTTTCATTTTTTCAGCTAACTCCGCATCAGCAGGAGTAAGTTCACTTTCAGCTTCCGGATTATCATTCTCAATGATCACGTCAGCACCTTGTTTTACAGTATTGGTAGATCCCGGATTCTTTTTTCCAAGAGTTGCTATCGAAGCTTCAAGCTCAGTGATTTTCGTTGCCTGAGTTTCTACAGTTCCATTAGCAGTTACTAAATCCGCTTTAGCTTTATCAAGATCACTTGAAGCTTTACTTGAAGTAGCTAACGCTCCTTCAAGAGCAGTAAGGTTTTCATCAGTCAATTCAACATCAACAGACGTTTGACCTTCAGCGATTGAAGCTCCAAACACAGCCAATAGAGCAACGTTAGAAGCAGATAGAGTTAACTTTTTCATATTTTGATTTTGTAAATTTTGTGTGGATTGTTTTTTCTGAGCTGAAGAAGTTTCAGCAAGTGCCTGAGCTCTTGATACTGCGTATTCAAAAGAACCGATCGCATCAATTAAACCGAACTTCAATGCATCTTCAGCCAAATAAGTTTTACCTGAAAGAACATTTTCAGTCTTCAGATCTAATTTATCACCGCGACCTTCCTTAACATCAGCTAAGAAAACATCATTGATAGCGTTCAGTTTTAATTTTAGTGCAGCGTAGTTTCCTGCGCGCGCATCTAAAAACTCTTGGTTCTTATCAGTACTTGCATCGGCACGCACGAAGTGAAACTTTATACCTTCCTTCTCCATCTTACCTTGCATATCTGCAAAAGCTATCATCGTTCCAATAGATCCGATCGTTGCAGTTTCATTTAATGCAATGATCTCATTCGTTTGAGAACCGATCCAATACATTGCAGAAGCCGCTAGTTGATCAACTAACGTTACAATTGGTTTAGAAAAATTCTTAACGAAGTTTGCGAGCTCCTGAGTTCCGTCAACTGTTCCTCCGGGAGAATCAGCAACCAAAACAACAGATCCTATATTAGGATTAGCTTCAGCACGAGAAAGAAGTTGCTTATAAGTTTTTGTACCGGGATCACCACAGTTATCATATTTCATGATAGGACCTGTAATATTAATTACAGCTGTAGAGCCGGGAGTTGCACTATTAAAAATATCAGAAGATCTGTTTTCGAATTTTACTTCACCATCCTTTGCAACAATCATTGCAGAGATCACAGTTTCTTTTACATCAAATGCAGATTCGCCACTTAAGACTTTTTGAATCAACTGAGAATTCGCTAAAACGTATTCTTCATCGATCAACCAAAAGCCGTTAGTAATTGCGAGTATGATGTTTTTCTTTGACACTGATACAGATTTTGTACAGTACCAAAACTATCTTACACACACCTCAAGAGAAAGGACATAAGTTATATGTCGTATGTAAGAGCCTTACGAGTAGTATCTTCATAGAACTGAATCGTATGTTGGTTTCGATTAGGAACATCACTACCAGTAGATAAATTTGAAGTAAACTTTAGAGGCTCAGCAATGGTTCCGACCACCTTCTTCAAACCGTTGGCATTCGTATAAACAACGATAAAAGTTTGATGTCTCATTTCATGATACAGATCCTCATTTTCCGATTCTTCTTTAGGCACTACTAAAGATATTTTAGCAGCATACTTTGCACCATGATCACCATTACCCTGATCTTCTGAAAAACTCATCGTTCCCCTGGTACCATAACCAGATGACCAACTCTTCCCGGACTTCAAAACAATAGGTTGAAGTATCCTGCTTTTATTAGGTTCAGGGATACTTAATACATCCGAAGAAGGGATAAAATCGAATGATAACAAGCCTCCTAGGTTATCTCCGCATGGTTCATTTATATCTCTCATAGCTCAATTTTATAAAGGACAAAAGTCGCACAAATTATTATTTACTTGAAAACCAGTTTATTAAAACGCACACGTTATTTTTTTATTTCCGTAGATTTCCTTTTACGGTAAAATGCCTGCTTAATTGCCGCATAAGAATATGTTTGCTCGTCAAAATTGAACTTTTCCTGAGCTTTGTAGATCGCCTCCCGGATCTCTAAAATACCACCTTCAAGGTTCTTCTCTATTTCATCAAAGAATGCTTCTTTAGCAAGGTCTTCAATGAACGTGTTGAACTGAATCACTCCATTATCATCGATAATAGAGCCTTTTCTAAATATAACACGCTCCTGTATCAGGAAAACACAGGATTGTTTATACTTCTGTTTTTTACCATACAGCGTACATGCGTCTTTCAGGAGAGAATAAAAATACTTTCCAATAGGAGTGTCGCATTTAAGCGGAATTTCCGAAGACTTAAACTTGTTTTCAAGGTATATTTTGACAATCGGTTTAACCGCAATTTCAACTTTTATCATAAAACAGCATTAACTTATAATAGGGTTCGGGTAGAACAGGGATTTTAATCGTGCGTTCGAACGGAAACCTCTGAACATATACAATCTACGCATATTTCAGCGATTTTCCAAATCGTGCGATACACCCAAAGTACTGTGCGGAATCCAAAAACTTCGTACGGACCACTTGGGACACATTTTTACCAAAAACAGACTATTACCTATTCGTGCGGATTCGTGCGCTTTCGTGCGGAATTCGTACGGTAAAAATCCCTTATTTGCCGTGCATTACAGCCTACTCCGTTCGAATGCACGGTTTTTATCATATTTTTAATGAAGTATCTTAAAAAATAAAAAGAAAAAGAAAAAAAGGTATTATATATACCTACAGCAGCTTTCAAAAAATTCCGCGGTTTATTTGTACTATTCAAATTTTCCCTGAGGGGGTGGAAGGGGGAGAAAGGAAAGATCTAAAGGTCAAATCGAACACTCTAAGGCACGAACAAGAAAAAGGCGCCCTACGGGCATTCTTTAAATAAAATCGCCATTGCGTCGCTGTGTGCTACAAATTAGAGCAATTCAGATCTGATCAGGACATACCTTTGTGCAATGTTGAGAGATGAGCTTAGAAAAGGGAACCTGGTACTTTGGAAGTACATTCCACCGAATAGGAAAGTAGAGATCATGCTCAGGGAGATAGTTGTTGAGATTCATCAGGACTATGTTTTGTTTTCGAATCAGGAACGTGGCCAGTGGGATAGAATATATCCGATGCCATTTACGGAGATCTCGCCCAGGGCTTTTGGATTTGTTCCGGAGAAAGATTCAGGTGAGTGGATCTGGAAGCAGGATGCTTCGATCAGATATAAGCCAGGAACATTTACGGCAGTCCATGAGCTTCAGAATTGGCTCACTGAAAAGACCGGTCGAGATATGGCTGGGATTCATTTCGTAAAATAAAAAAGCCCCGGATCTCTCCAGGGCTTTACTCATTCTTTTTTGTTGGGTTATGTAAAGAAAAATCTTTCTTCTTCCTTTTTGATTGTTGTTGAGAAAGGGAAGTCGGTTCTATTTACCTGCTGAATCATTTCCTGCAGTATAACAGATCCCGTGAATACAACTCTCTTTTCGTTTTCAAATTCGATCTGAAGCTTCAGGCACTTGCCATTGCCTTTCTGTTCATACTTCGAAGGTCCTATCAGGTAATCATGAACAGATATTTCACGATTGAGAACCTTATACATTTCAATTTTCTTTCCTTGCATTCCCTTCGGAATGTTTTTTACTCCTAACTGGCTGAAGCTTTTCATAAATTAATTTTCGCATTAAGTTTTTAGTGTTTGCATGTTTTGCCCATCCATTGTATGAAGCGGTCGACTCACGAGATATTCCCTTAGCGACTTTACGGGCAAAGTTTTTTTTGATTGATTTTCTTAAACGGATGTAAGAATGGCGGGTCACATAACCAACAAAGTCAATACCTCTTGCTTCCACCGGGAACACCTGATAATTATCCTTCACTTTCAACTTTAATTTTTCTTCAAGATACTTCTTGATATCATATAGCAACCGGTGAAGATGTTTCTTGTCCTTCGACAACACAACTATATCATCCGCATACCGGAAGTAATACTTCTCGCATTTATCTTCTTTGATCCAGTGATCAAAATAGGTAAGGTAAAAGTTGGCCAGGTACTGACTAAGATAATTTCCGATCGGAAGACCGGGTGCACTATCAATGATCTCATCAAGTAACCAAAGAAGATCCGGATCCTTGATCTTTTTTCTTAGTAGCGATTTTAAAATCTCATGATCAACTGAGGGATAAAACTTTGTGATGTCAAGCTTCAAACAATAAGTTGTACCGGCTTCATCCTGAAGAGACCTCTTTACGTTTTCTAAAGCGCCGTGAATTCCTCTTCCTTTAATGCAACTGTATGTGTCAGCGGTGAAGCAAGAAACAAAAATTGATTCCAGGTAGTTCATGATTGCGTGATGTACTATCCGATCCGGATAATACGGCAACCGGTACACTTGCCTTTCTTTCGGCTCATGGACAGTGAAGATATCATATTGTGAAGTTTTGAAAGATCTGTTGATGAGCGACTCGTGAAGGAGTAACAGATTTGTGTCCGGGCATTTATCAAAGACTTTGATCCCGTATTGATTTTTCTTTCCCTTTCGGGCTTTCTTATCAGCGAGCTGCAGGTTTTCAATACTGCAGATCTCCTGATATATGTTTCCTTTTCTTTTCATCCTTTGCTTAGTAAGCTCTTCTTCCCTTGCGGTACCAAAGCGCTTCTTTAATGTTTAATTTTTTTGCCGTGTTGGCAAGGTCTGTGCTGAAAATTATTACTCGCATAGGTGCGAGCTGACATTCGAATTCGTGTTATCGTAGTTCGCGTTGTTGAGACGGAAGCCCGAAGCCGACGAAACAGCAGCTCCTTCAGCGCACAACCTTTAATTGATTATTCCACTACCATAAAGTCGCGATACAATCCGATGTGCTTGTTAAATACATCGATGCAAAGCTCTTCGCTGATCGTGCAAAGGCGCGAGCCGACATCCGAAACCGAGTTAACGAAGTCCGCGAGGCAGAGACGGAAGCCCGAAGGGTTAGACTCAGTAATTTCCATATCTACGAATGGTTGCCACTTACGTTGATTCCAATTATTCCAATCGAATCCTTTAAAATTAGTATCTGCTTCTTTATTCCTGGCTTCGATGATATCCATTAATTGGTGAATAGCAGCTGTGGCTTTACCGAACACTGCAGGATCCGGAACAATAGTTTTTTTTCCTAGAAAATTGCACGCATCAGCGTGTGAGTTGATTTTTGTTTTCATTTTTGATTTGGTATTTGATGGTTAAATTTTAATAAGTTCATGTACACGTCCGGGAACAATCTAGCAACCTTTTTGCAGGTAGACTCATCTTTCAAGCAAAGGCGCGAGCCGACAATCGAAGTCGTGTAATCGAAGTACGCGTAGTCGAGACGGAAGCCCGAAGGATCACTATTGGTGATATTCAGATACCACCACGCGTACCATTTAGCCTCGTTATCATTATTCCAGTCAGCTACCCATCCCTGGTTAAAGACA